AGGAGCAGGAGGAGCAGGAGCAGGAGGAGCAGGAGCAGGAGGAGCAGGAGCAGGAGCAGGAGCAGGGGCAGAAGGGGCTGGCTGTTTCGCCGCTTTTTCACGCAATTTTGAATCAATCACCAGTTTTACGCCTTGTAGGTATTTTGCCTCACAGTTTGAATAATACTTCATTAATTGATCACGTGCCAAAAAATTAATACGATTAATTTCAGGCACCCCTTTTTTTAAAATATTCTCACTCAATGCAATCTTGATACGCCCCGTTGAACTTTCTCGTTGAATATCAAATAGCATTCGAAAGATCTTTCCACAGATAGCAGAATGTTCCAATTGCTCCCTAAATAGATTTTGAACAACACCATAGACTTGTCGTGCAACTTCTGGTGAAATGGAGATATCCCCATCATATTCTTTACAGATGGTTGTATCACGACGATTTTTGATTCCGCTTAATCCTGATTCACGAAGTGAATCATCGGATCGAACCTGCGAGGGGTCAGATACGCTACGATTGTCTCCAAAGTAGACTGCCATTCTTCGCATAAACTCTGTATATTGCTGTAGACTCGATTTTCCACTCGGTCCTGGCTGTTGACTAATCGATAGTTTGGGCGTTCCCACCTGAATGGTATCATAAAAAAGGAGAGAAAGGGCAAAGATTCCAGGGCTTGATGTGAGGGATTTGCTGGGCTCAGGGATACCACTTCGACTATAACGCACCGTTCTACCTGTATTACTCGATCCTGATACTTCTAGAAACTTAGCCTTACAGATATGTGACACTGCCGGCTGATCTGGGAACGGAGAATTATCTAACAGTTGCATGGCACGAGCAATACAGTGGCCATAGGGTTTTGTCTGTGTCAAATTATTAAGAATTACGCCTAGACGCAATTCTTCTGTAACACCAGCCTCTGAACTGGATACAGCCGATAACAGATTTGAAGCAGATATACCCTTTGTAGCATTGCTAGAGGGTTTACCTGTAACAGAACTAAGTGAATCCAGAATACGCCCTTCTTCCACCAATATCTTTGTAAAAAAGACAATGCGATATAAGGTATCCTGTAAAACCTCGTTTAACGACTTCATTGAATCCTTGAAGGCATATACTACGCGTCCATCGCCAGAGGGGATCGGATAAATGAGTGGCAATATTTTCGTCATGTAAGTCGAAGGAATTACCACATTGGATAGGGTTGTTTCACCCTTTTTATAGTATTGTAGCGTTCCAAAGGTGATTCGAATTCCATAGGATTTCTGAGAATTACTGTAGACTGAACGAGAGGCGTTAGAGGAACTAGAGGAACTAGAAGAAATCGATACACGTTCCGCTTTGATATCAATGGTGGATAGTCTTCGCGCACCCTCATAACTAAAGGTAAATACCCCCTTTTGTAGAGAAAGAGAGGAAACGGACATTGTGTCATCGACGGATTCAGCGGGAGATTCTGTGGTGAGTTTGAAGAAGACTTCACCGTATAGTCCATTCTGTTCTCTGAATTTTGTGCGATACCCATGAGCAGGCGATCGTTCCTCTAGTAAAAAATCCTTCATAAACGCAAAACGGCCCAGTTCCGCCTCGCTGATCGCTCCACCATAAATGACAGGTCGCTGTCCAGGTGCAGTCAGGCGTTGTCTAGGGCCCTCTGTAGGCATGATCCCCGTTTGTCGCATGGTGGCAATATCATCAATGAGTGTGAGAGCCAGTGCTCCATAGATTTGGAAGATACGCGTGTAGTAATAGGCAAGTACAAGGCATAAACTCTGTTTTTCTTTGTCGGCTTCAGGAGATGGACTAACTAGGTCGCGAATACTGCGAAAGGCAATGACACCGCTTTTATCCCTAACAGGCTGGATCTCCAATTCATAAAAGTATTTATGAAGAGTATTAGCCATAAAAAGAACATATTTTTTACATTCCGATGGATTCGACAATGCCAAGAAGTCTTTCACCGTGATTTCTTTGAGCATATACTGTAAGATAAGGTTCATCACATATCGTGTATCATGAGTTAATTGGAAAACTCGCTCATGAGTCAGTTCTCGTGGAATAGATTCTCCAGCACCCATATGGTCTGTATCTATCAACCGTATCTTTTATTTATGAATTACAGAACACTTTCTAGCATACTACCATTGGCTTCCAAACGGCGTAGACACTTTTGTAGGGTAGCAAGAGAAATCTCACTTACTTCTGCAATTTTAGAGAGAGGGATTTCCATACTCTCGCACCGTTTCATGACAAAGGCTACACATCCAGCCGCCAGACTGGGTGGCATATTTTCTTGGGCAAGACCCGATTCCTCTGCTTTTTCGGCGATGCGAACACAGAGTGTATGAAGATGTTCCATTTGTTGACGAGGGATGGGTAGACGACTCAAAGGGAGTTGAATGTATTCTACCGCTTTTGTGCTGGATTGGCTGGGTTTATTCGTGGTTGTCTGTTCTAATAGGCCCTTCTGTCGGGCAAGAGCCATGATCTCTTGCATTTGTTTAAGAGCCTTTGTAAAAGTTGCCGAAGGCAGTCCAAACAGTTCTGCAATTTCTTTTGGTTTACGTGGAGAGCCTGATTGTTTTAAACTTGAATAGAGGCACGCAGAAAGAAGAGCGTCGCGACTCAATCCCTGACGCCCACTAATTTCCTGTAGCGTAAGATACAAGTTCTTTGATTCTTCCACAATGGACTGGTTAATCCCTGAATTAAGAGCAATCAGCGTTAAACGCTCGCTGGTTTGCATAAACGATCGCTCTTTATAGGGAACAGTATTCCATGAATGATACTTTCGAACACGATACATGGCTTTGGCCGTTCCATAACTATTCAAAATAACGGTTCCCATGGATGCTTCGGGGAGTCGGGGATCTTGTGGAGCACCGACACGAGTAGGATCGCCACCACGATCGTCTTGAGAGAAATATCGGTATTCAGCAGTATTATCAAACGGACGCGAAATGATGTAACCACATTCACGACAGGTAAGTAAATCTGAAGAATAGAGACAATCCGTATTGAAACAATGCGGGCATGTATCCATATCCACAGGCGGTGGGTTCATTTTCTTGGAATCATCACTACTATCTTCCCAATCCTCCAAAGGGGGTAAATCCTTTGAGACGGTTTGACCGATACGCAATTTAAACAGTGATTCCATGATAATTTACCCTATCCTTTTGTCAAAAAAAGATTTCAATTTTTTATACGCGTTTGTTTTTAACAACAGGATACTTTATACTCCTTTCATCAATCGTCAGGATCGGACTCTGAATCGATCTCAAATAACTTGTCAACCTCTTCTGCTCGCTCCTTTTCCTCGTACTCTTCTCCCTTTGATTGCTCTTGTTTTCCATTTACAGGATGAACACGATTGTGATCACTAATAGTAGCATTCCTACCATGCTTATGATCGCTAATGCCAATGAGCTTATTTCGCCTAAATACGACGATGGTAGGGGAGACATCTGTGTGGGCAGTGACGTTTCGTTGAATAGGCCTCCGTGCTGTATTTTCAGATGGTAAATGGGTTTGATTTAGACTAGATGTGGTAGGGATTGGAGAAGATACCGTTGGGCTGGAAGAGGTGAACAGACTCACGTTTTTTTTTATTTCAGATTTAGTGGAGTGATTGGATCCATCCGTTAGGATAGATATATTTGGACGATTAGCAGGTGATCGTTTAATCTGGACATCATCTATACGAGACCTCTCGTCTAATTGAGAGTTATCGGTTGCATGAGGCTTCTTAGTTGCAAGAAGTTTATCAGGCATATGAGCCTTATCGGGCATATGAAACGTATCCGTGATATGAGGCTTCTCGGTCGCATGAGGCTTCTCGGTCGCATGAGGCTTCTTGGTCGCATGAGGCTTCTCGGTCGCATGAGGCTTCTCGGTCGCATGAGGCTTCTCGGTCGCATGAGGCTTCTCGGTCGCATGTTCGTCATCGGTCCCATGATGTCTACGACGAACACAATGATAATCGCGATGACGATCATTAACGATTACAGGAAGTCGATCCAGTTTTTTCAATTTTTCTTTCAATTCTGGGGTAAGAAACAGATATTGATCCATTACCGTATGAGGATGTTTAGTAAAACACGACTGATACCGATAATCCTGTATAACGGTAATGGTATGATCTACGTGAAGCGAATCGTGCTCCAAATGGTATGTAATGGCCACCGTTGACATATTTTTATCCAAATGAATAAACGCCTCTGAGGAAAAGAGCGAGTTTCCAAGAAAGTATACCTTGAAGGCCTTGATGAGCGAGCAGAGCATGTGTCAATAGATTCTATGATTTGTGATTTTTTTAAATGGAAGGATGAATGGTTTCAATTTTATTACAGACTATTCATAGAGGGATACATATGGCATTTGTTAAAAATCTCGTGAATGATGCAAATAATAAACTTCGTGGAAGCAAGAAACCACCTCAGCAGGGATCTGAAACACGAACCTCTATTCTCCCGAGCGCAGTTCCAACCGACCTTGGATTTTTTGGTTCTCCTTATAATCCTGCGGATGCGATGAAAACTCCAGTAGATCTCAATATTAAAGTGGGTAGTTCGATTGGAGATGTTGTCAATGCAGTAAAAGGTGTAGGATTTTATACTGACCAAATTGGTTTTGGTGCACCATCCACCGGTCTAACGAACGGAATGCCATTACAACCACTTGGTGTAAATTATTTTCTGAATACAGGAGCGGTATGTTCCAATGGTGCCCAGATGTGGGACTATATTCAAGGAATTCCTGATGGGAGTGCATTGGGAGAAAAGATGAAACAAACAATGGCAAAAATGAAGTTACCACCTCTAAGGGGTTTAGCACCAGGAATGATTGAAGACATGAAACGTGGCTTGGATCCTGGTCCTTTAATTACATCCATCTTTGGATCAGGATATCCTCAATGTCGTCTTGTAGAACGAGAAGTAGGAGATGCATATGGACGAATTCAAGATGCAGATACGGGTGAAGTATGGATTTCAGATAAGAAATCTGCTTATTTCTCGGGTGGAAAATGGAAGCAACGGAAATGGGTTCAAGACATAAATGAAAAAACAGGTAAACCCATTCTTCTTTCAAGAGACGACTGGGTGGCTACAACCAAAACTCACAATCCTGATGGCAGTCCAAAACGAAAAGAAGGATACGAATCTTTTTCATCACCTTATGTGATTATTAGTCTAGGTATCCTTTGCTTTCTTGCATTCTCTATGGTTCAACATCGTAAGTAACTTATGTAATATGATATACCCATTACAAGATATCTCAATAACGGATTTCTTGTAAGTGGTCTTATTATACATAGCATAACTACTATTCTATTTACTTCGCATAACGGTAAGCGTAATATGCGCTCATACCACCTAGCACCTGAAGAACAACATACATCAAGAGGTCGGAAGGTCTCAGACTACCCTGGAGGTATTGAGCAATGGATACTGCCGGATTGACATGGCCTCCACTAATTCCACCGATCAAGACAATAGTGATGGCCAGTGCAACTCCAATAATCACTGGATTACCGCCACTCATGAGAATGGCCAAAATAAAAAAGAACGAGCCAAGATACTCTGCTAGATAGGCGGATTGACGCATAATGATTTTCTACTACTATCGAATAAATTTAAAGTCTGTAGATGATAAAAAAGAAAAGAAGATGGAGGAGAATGAACTTATTCTCTTTTTAGCCATTTCAAGTATCGTGTTGGCCTACTTATCAACGTATATCGAACCTGAGAAGAAAACAACCCGTGAAAAACATGATCCCTATCTTATTTTCCAACTATCCTCTCCCTTATTACTGCCACTTTCTGCACATGATCCACACGATTATGTATAACACCACTATTTAAAATCTCATATGATGGTGTGAAGATAATGTGTGCCTTTACAGAGGATCAGATACAACTGCTACTTAGCACCATATCCTATATCTTAGATATGTTCAAGTTATTCTATGGATGCTTATTATCCGTCTTTGTATTACAACGATGTTCGAATCGTAATGATGAAATATGTACATTATATGATAATTTTTACGAATTAATTCCTTACAATACTTTTACACTTACATTTAATTTTATAACGATTGGTCTATTGATTGGGTTTTATTCTATCGAATATATGCGTGAAAAATGGTGTATCAAATATTTAGATCATGAGGAAAATAAGCCATCGGATGCATTAGCCCATGACATTAAAAACTACCCTGAACTTTTGAGACGTCTCATTCAATACAATTTCTATTATTATTATACAGCCTGTATTTCCTGTATATTGGTTACACTTAATATCGTTTTTAGTTCGATTCTTGTTATTTATTACTATTATTTGGATTATCGATCGATTACAAATATTATTACAAATAGTTTACTTGTAGGTGAAAAATTATATATTAGTTATAAGATTGCAAAATCATCTAATGAGGAGCAATGTGCAATTAGTTCCTATCTCATTTTACCAATCATTTACAATCAAATCGACGCAGATCATCGACGTCCTGCTTCTCCTGTCATCCCTGTGTCTCTGTCTTCTCTGTCTCCGCCGAGGTTTCGCGTCCGAGTGGGTGAGAAGACCTTTCAACAGATTATAAAATTGACATTACAGAAAACCTAAGAACAGAGTAAGTCATTGAACGCATTGATGGGATGTTACGAAATCGATGGGAACCTATTCCCTCGGATCCGAGGGAGATGGAATGGTATACGATGTTGTATCAAATGTATATCGAACAGCCATGGGAGTATGCAGGAGGAAATCACGATTATCATTTAAGATATTACAAGATCGTATGGCATGACCAGCCTGAGCCTGAAGAACGGGTCTGTTATCTCTGTCAGCGAGCGATCGAGTCACCCGATGTCTTTTACATTACCAATTATTTTAGAAAGATACCAAACTATCGCAAAGGTTATCTCACAAAAAAACAAATTAATATTAAAGTCATTGGTCAGTGTTGTTTTTCAACGTATGATCCCATAAAGAGACCGCGTCTGTCTGTCATTCATTCTCTACACCCGTTCATGGCGCCCAAACAGAAGACAGATTAATCTTCTGTTTCCCTAAGATATAGAGCATAATCTGCATCACCCATCGCTCTTTCGATCAGCACCGAATAGTGATTTGCTACGTAGATATCCATAGAGCCTTGACAATCAAATCCAGTATAATCACACTCTCCAATGTAGAATCCATATCGATATTCGTTTGTATTCTTATCCTTGTACTGAAAGAGCGCTCTCCATGCATCTACGTCATTTCTCCCCTCGTGAATCCAATAATAATAAGAGATACAGTTAGGAAAGTCCTCTAGCCTCTTCTCTTCATAGGGTTCGCCGATAATGGGTCGAGGCATCAAACGATATTCATTCAAATACACAAATGGATACTCCAATGCCTGAGGGTCGGGTGACAGTTGTTGACGAATGCGAACGATTCTCTCCATTGTCTCCATTTTCACAGTATAGATTATTTCCGTTGTTCTTATGTCTTCTTTTAAGATTTTATTCTCATCAATTTTATCGTTATAAAAAAAGATGATTTTTTATAACGATAAGTAGTGAACTCTTTATTTCTGATGCGTCATTAATTTCTGTTGGGTAATCATTCGTGATCCGATGGACATTGTCTCCAGTTCCTGTAATAGCAACTTGGTTGCATAGGGCACATGAATGTGTGCGAAACTTGTTGTATTCCCGCATCCGCGACACAACCAAATGCCCTTCTCAGGATTGACCACGGCCAGTAGACCACAATCTTTACAGGAATAGCAGGAGAATTGATCAGAACATTCCATCAAACGCTCTTTTGTGAACTCGGCCATACCATGTGCGACGACGCAGTCGCGCTCCATCTCACCAAAACGTAGACCACCTTCACGTGCTCTTCCCTCGGCAGGCTGACGTGTCAACATCACCAGCGGACCCGACGCACGTGAATGCATCTTGTCCGCCGAGCAATGTCTCAGACGCTGATAATAACATGGACCAATGAAGATCGACGTTTCCATCATGCGTCCAGTATATCCATTATACATAATTTCATTGCCATAGGGCTCCATACCATATTGATCCCTTAGGAGACCTGCCAAATCATCTACCGTCGTATCACCAAAGGGGGTCCCGTCACCCTGGCAGCCCGCCACACATCCAATTTTACTCATAAGCGTTTCCATGAGTTGGGCAATTGTCATGCGACTAGGAATACAATGAGGATTGATGATGATATCAGGAACAATGCCTGATGCAGTCTGGGGCATATCTTCTGGGTTAAGAATCATACCCATGGTGCCTTTTTGGCCATGGCGTGAACTGAATTTATCACCAATTTCTGGAATGCGATCTTGACGCATTCGAATCTTTACGAAGGAATAACCCTCACCGTTTCGATTTTTATAGATTTTATCCACATAGCCACTTTCATTGTTTCTCGGCATTTTACTTACATCTCGTGATTTCTTTGCACCCGCAGGTAGCACCGTTCCCGTGGGGACGCGCAATGGAACCACTTTACCGATCAAGATATCATCGGGTGTAACATAGGTGTCCTTTGGAATGAAGCCATCTTCCGCCACCTTTTCATAGTGCGCATTCTTCATATGTTTGGTTTCTGTGGGGTCAGGTCGACAGAACTTCTCCTCCTCTCCCGAGGATTGGTTCTTGCGCTCTTCATCCTTATAGGTGCGATAGAAGATCGAACGAAATCGACCGCGATCGAGTGCCGCACGGTTGATCATGTTGGAATCCTCTTGATTGTAACCCGTGTAGGTCATAATGGCAACAATCACATTCTGACCCGCAGGCAATGTCTCCGCTCCAAAGATACGACTCATATAGGATGAGACCATCGGCTTTTCAGGATAACATAGAACATGCGCCATCGCATCGAACCGCTGACGAAAGTTCAAGGAATAAATACCCATTGCTTGTTTACCCATCGAACTTTGGTAGGCATTACGAGGCGATTGGTTGTGATCAGGAAACGGGATATAGGAAGCCGTTGTTCCAAAGATCACAGAAGGATGGATCTCACAATGAGTATAAGAAGGGTCCTTCAAGCATGCCGCATAATCCATTGCAATATAGGCTCCTTCTGTCTCGCCTGCATCCAAATACTCCATCAGATGCTTTCCTGTAGGGGATTTCCACATCAGAAGTTGATTCCAGTCCTTGATCTCCAGGATCTGTTGAGCCAACTTACCCGTGTGATCCATCATCACTTCACGAACCGCAGGGGCATAATAGATGGGGCGGAGAATGCGACCTGCTTCCGTTGTGATCCATAGTTCCTTGAATGCATTCTTCCATACAATTCCCGTATACAAATGGAGTTTTCCAGATCGCTTGGCTTTGCGCAGTTGATCTACGACCTCTGTGGTGTCTTCGATACGAAGAATGCCAATCCACGATCCATTCAGAAAGACACGTGTATATCCATGGAGTTGATCGATCGAAGCATCTTTTAGGGAGATCAAACAGTTCATACCCTGAATGAGGGAATAAACAGTGATTGGACTACTAAAGATGCTAACGGTTGACGTTACGGACATATTTTTAATGACACCTACACCATGACCTTCAGGGGTTTCACAGGGACACACCAACGCCCACTGTGAGCCGTGTTGCTTACGAGGTGCGATCAATTTGCCCGTCTTTTCGATGGGAGTGGAGATGCGTCGCAAGTGTGAAATGGTGGCGGAATAGTTCAGACGATTAAGAACTTGAGAGACACCCACTTTATTGGGGCCACCAATCTTGCCCGATCCGAAGTTACCCGTAGCAAGAGAGGATTTCAAACAGACATCCATAATTGTCGATTTAATAATTTTATTAATGTTATTGATATTCACGATCTCTGACCAGTTGCCAGTGGCTTTCCATGATCCGCCATGGATTTCCTTGGATAGCGCCGCTTTCATGTCCTTGATCATGCGATTGTTATAGGTCTTGCGAAAGAGATCCGCAAGAAGGAAGCCAGGAATATCCACGCGCTTATTCGGATATGCATCTCGATCATCTGTGGGTAATCGCTTCGAGGAAGTCCATAGCACTTTACGAGTCATGTGCGCCAAGAAGCACGCTTTCTCGTAATTCATATCCGAACCACCAATTTGCGGAAAGAGTTCTTCACCAATAATATCAGCGACATTTCCCTGCTTTTGCGATTTGACGGACCACGTGTTGGTATGTTCTGACAACCACAAGAGAGCATCTTCTTGTGTGCGAACCGTCTGTGCTTCCAAGATGGATTCCGTGAGGACAGGATCATAGGTGGGCTCCTCGTCCGTTCCCAAAATGAGTTCACAAATGTTCCGATCAGGCAAGACACCCAGTGCACGAAAGAGGATAAAGAGGGGAATATCCGTTTTGATGCGTGGAACAGTGGCACGAATCATGGTGATCAATTGATTCTTGGGATGATAGACGATTTTTACAGTATTGGATTTTGGAACTTGATCGTTATCGGGACCGATGCATTTGATTTCGACGACTTCCATTTCTTTTGCACTACCGCGCCCATTGCGAAAGACGAAGGGTCGATTCTCAGACATGCGTTCCATGGAGATCATCGCACGCTCACCACCTTGAATGATAAAGTATCCACCCATATCTTCTGGACATTCGCCCATCGCAGAAGGATGAACATGTCGCTGGTCATGTAGCAAACAGTATTTGGACCCAACCATCACAGGGATCTTTCCAAGATGAACATTGGGAAAGATGCGGACATTGGACTCGCGAATACCATTACGTGTATGATCAATAAAGGTGGTAGTGACTTTGACATCAATGTTGAGTGGTGCAGCGTAGGTTAGATTTCTCAGGCGTGCATCATTCGGCATCATAGGATGAATCGCGCCATTGTTTTCAAAGATAGTAGGTTTGCGGATGGATATTTTTTCGAACTCCATCACCACTTCGTATTCGTGTTGAATCTTTTTTCCCATAATCGATGGGCCGTCCACTGTATCTCCCATCAGGGCATTTGCCGCGGTGGTAGATAATCCTGTTGCTGTCGCAAGTGCAGAACGCGGACCCGCCAAGGGGATTTCCGGTGAACCACGTGACATAATAGGGTTTGCCATATGAATAATTTCAGGAATGTCTACTTCAATAAATTGATTGAAAGACTCGATCTGATGACTAACAATTTGTTTTCCATCTGATTGTGCGAAATACTGGTCCATAACATGGCGATAATCAGGAAACGGGGTAGTCGTTTTCTGAGTTGCATGAACAGTAGCAGCAGTAGCCGTCTTAGACATTCTCGTTGATTCGTTGGCGGGGTGGAAGTGATTCTTGGTATTAGAATACATCTTTCTTCCAAATCAATTTTAATTAATTTGGAGAAGGATGGACTTGAATATCATGATAATATACGATTTTAAGTGGTGTAATACGTGATAAAGGTCAATTAACTTCTCTACACTAAATAAAGAATGAGTGATTCTCATCATGTGAAGCAAGTTACCCTAACAGGCGATGCTGCTGTTGAATTTACAGGCGGGAAAAAGGGTAAACGCACGACTCGTTCGAAGAAGGCGTTGCCTACCATGACAGGTGGTTCTACCGCCGCGGCGGCTTCTTCTTCTGTTCCTCCTATGGTTCCGACTCCTTCGCCTATCCTTCCTGCTCCGATGCCTGTCAACCACTCGTCACGGCTAACTGGTTCCGCCCTTTCAGAGATTGCCCCTCGCCTTCTTCCCTCTTCTGCTCCCGTTCCACCATCGATTCAACCCGTTATCCAGCCCCCTTCACAGACAGGGGGCGCGGATACAAAGACCATTAAAGTTGAACTGAAAAAAAGACAACATACTAAGAAGGTTCAACTTCAGCCAAAGAAGGTGGATGCCCCCATTAAAGGCAGCCTTCAACACGGAAAGAAGAGTCAGACAAAAAAATCACGAAAGATTACACTCGGTATCAAATCGCTTCATAAGCGCATGGATCGCGCCAAAAAGATGACTAGAAAAGTAAAAGAAATGCCACTTGAAAAGTTGCGAGAGCATTTAATTCAAAAGAAATTAATTAAATCGACCAGTAAGGCTCCTGAATCTGTGCTACGTCAAATTGCAGCGGATGCCCAAATCGTCGCGGGAAAGGCACTTTAGAAGATTTCTCTTGTTTCCTAGAGAATCATACCCATGAGCCGAGACGATTCGTTGATCCATCGTTTACTGTCCTCCCCTTCGCCTCATATGATTGGACGAATTGCAGGGATTGAATTAAAAGTCGCCTATTATGTATTAGAACAGACGCATCGTATCCGTGATCAGGACTTATTGGAATTAGAGAATAACGCTGGAATTCATATTACATCTAATGAATCTCTGAAGGAGTATGCGACACGATTGATTGAAGCCTACGAGGCATGTTCTGCCATTGGGATATGGGAAACAACCGGTAAAGTATATGAATTGACAGGGGCAGGTCAAGAGTTTGTTGCTCGTCGCACACCTCACATTGACAAAATCAGTGCATTGGCATTGGAACCCTACTACCTGCCACCTACAGAGCCATCGTGGATGATGGCATTAAAAGGAAAGCGCATTCTCATTCTCCATCCATTTGTTCATACCATTCAAAAACAACTTGATCATCTGCAGGAACTGTATCCGCATCGGTCATGGTTTGAAGGATGCACCTTTCAATTGGTCCGTCCTCCGTTTACGCTTGCTGGAAATCACGGGAATAAAGACTGGAAAGACCATTATGAACAGTGTATCACAAGGCTTCGCCATGCATATGAATCGAACCCATTTGATGTGGCACTTGTTGGTGCAGGAGGATATGGCATGTTACTTTCACACTTTCTTCACAGTGAATTAAACGTATCCTCAATTTATGTGGGTGGTGCCTTACAATTATTCTTTGGAGTGATTGGAAAACGTTGGTTTACAAATAAGAAGGTGATGGAGTTAGTGAATGATACATGGACCCGCCCGTTGACAGAAGATAAACCCTCCGAGTTTCAACGAGTCGAAAAAGGCTGTTATTGGTGATATAAAATTGACAGTCCAAGATCCATGGTAACCCTTTAATCGATTGTTACAATGAATCGTATTCATCCATCCCATCGTGTAGAAGAGATCAAACTACAGGTTCCTTCTCGATTTCATATCACGCTTTCAACCGAATCTGTTTACTTTTCACCGCATCATACAGTGAATACAAAGTGTCGATTCTTTTGTGATGAATATCGCAAGCGAATCATTGCTCTGATTGTCATTGTGATTGTTGGATTGAGTATAGTGCTTGCATCCACTGGTTCGATCGAGTCGTCAGATAATCCGTGCATTGATTATTCATTGGATGAATATGCGAGTCGTATTACCATGGCATGTTTTACTTATTTATGGAGCAAAGTATGCAAGAAGCCCTTACCAGATGGTTTTAATGGTGAATGGTGGTTGCGCTCTCCAAATGGCGGTAAAATGGTTTCATGCAGCATCACCTATAAAGACAAGGAATGTGGAGCGGGATCCTATCAAACGGTTGTTACCTATCTGTATCTTTGTAATCCATATTATGATGGAAGGTAAAAGACAGAGCCATTTAAAGATTTTACTCGATATACAGATGAGCAAAGAAACCATGTTTCAAGAATACATCGCCTTGTATAAGACATACACTCAAATATATGGTCCAAAGACCACCATATTTTTGATGGTAGGATCCTTTTACGAGTTATATGATATCTTAAATACAGACACGGGAAAGACAGAATGCAATGTTCGAGAAGTAGTGGACTATCTTGGTATTCAACTTTCCACAAAAAGGGGGGAATTCAAAGAGAACGAAGAGGGCCTTTTCGCAGGATTTCCAGATTATGTTCTCCACAAAT